GATAAATCAATTGTTCATGAAGGTGCTAGTTCTACAAGATCTTCTATAGGTGCAGTAGGTTACACTATACAATTTGTTGAAGAATCGCTTACGTCAGGCGTAGGAGAAGGTTTAACTTCTAATCCATTACCAGATAATCCAGCGATATGGGAAACAGAACCAAAAGAAACTACAGATTTAAATATATATTACGAAGCTAGTGATTATTATCCTATTAGACTATCAAAAACAAATATTAATTATATAATACCTATTAATTCTAGTGTATATAATGAAAACAATGTTTTACTAGGTAGAGTAATAAATAATTCTATAGATGGTGAAACTATACAGTTAAGTACTTCTGTTTTAGTAGAGCCTGGTGGTTTTACAGATGTTAATGGAGTTTACACAGCTCCACTTGAAGTAAATGAAAAAATTTATATAGAAAAGCCAAACAATGAAATTATTGGTATATCTATAGTTGAAATAGTTGATGATCCTAGTTTTGTTGGAATTACACCTGCTGAAACAAGATTTTTTAAATTAGATAAAAATTTATTAAATGCAGAATACTTTTTAAATTGGCACAACTGTTATTCTTTTGGTAATGGTGTAGAGTCTAATAGAATTAGAGATAACTTTAACTTACCTTATATTTTAAACGGTGTAAAAGCTTCTACAGTATTACCAGATAAATACGAAGAAGAGCATAGAAAATATGGGTTAATATACTCTGGTGTTTACAACTCTAACAGTGGTGTAAATGATTTAAATCAATTTATACAAGCTGAAAAAATAACTAAAGATGTAAATCCTATTTATGGAAGTATACAAAAACTACACTCTAGAGATACAGACTTAGTAACGCTTTGTGAAGATAAAGTTTTAAAAATATTAGCAAATAAAGATGCTGTGTTTAATGCTGATGGTAATCCTCAATTAACAGCAAACCAAAACGTTTTAGGTCAAACAATACCTTTTATTGGTGAGTATGGTATATCTAAAAACCCAGAATCTTTTGCATCTGAAGCGTATAGAGCTTATTTCTCAGATAAAGTTAGAGGTTCTATAATGAGATTATCTAAAGACGGTTTAACGCCTATATCTGAACACGGTATGAAAGACTGGTTTAGAGATAATTTAAGAATATCTCATACTATAGTTGGAAGTTATGATGATTTTAAACAAGATTATAATGTAACTTTATTACAAGAAGATGTTGTTGAAACACAACAAATAAGTGCTAATCAAACACAACAAACTACAACTAACAATACAATAACAGTATCTTTTAATGAAAATGTTAGAGGTTGGACTAGTTTTAAATCTTTTACTCCAGAAAATGCTATTAGCTGTGCTAACAAATATTATACTTTTTTAAAAGGTAAACTTTGGAAACATCATCACGAAGGTAGCAAACTTAATCCTCACCCTAGAAATAAATTTTATGGTCAACAATATGATTCTACGTTTAATGTTATTTTAAACTCTGATCCCGGATCTATAAAGTCTTTTACAACTTTAAACTATGAAGGAACTCAATCTAGAGTAATTGTTCCAATGACAGATCCTTATACTATTGGACCTGGCTTTGCATATTCAGGTATAACTATAGCAGCTCAACCAGTGCTAGATGGAAACTATTATAATTTAACAAAAGAAGATGGTTGGTATGTACGTAGTATATCTACAGATCAAGAAAAAGGAGAAGTTCCTGAGTTTATAGAAAAAGAAGGAAAATGGTTTAATTGGATAAGAGGTAAAGATGCAAACTATAATATACAAGGTTACTTGACTAATGATTATGGTGATTTTGATGAAGAGTCTATGCCGATACAAGGTATTGGAAAAGCTTTACAAATAGAAACTAGCGCAGTAGAAGGTTGTACAGATCCTCAAGCGTTTAATTATGATCCATATGCTACTCTTGATAATGGTAGTTGTATATCTATAGTCTTAGGATGTACTGATCCAAACGCTAATCTAAATACATATGATCCACTTGCAAATACTGATGATGGTTCTTGTTTATATACTGGATGTTTAAATGATCCTAGTGCTTTAAACTATGGTGGTCCTGGTTCTGGCGCTGTTCCTATTGTTACTAATGATGATGGTAGTTGTATTACTGCTGTTACAGGTTGTACAGATCCAACAGCATTTAATTATGATGCAAATGCAAACGTAGATGACGGTACATGTTATCCTATAGTTTTAGGTTGTACTGATGGTGTAACTCCAGCTTTTAATTATATAACACCTACTGGTAATAATAGTTTAGATGTCAATACAGAAGATGGTAGTTGTACTTATGGTGGTTGTACTTCACCTTCAGCAAATAACTATTTAAACCCTGGTGTTGATTGTGATAGCGCTATTCCTTATCCTAACCCTATATCAAACCCGTTACCACCTTGTCCTACATTTGACGATGGCTCTTGTATATTTCCTGTATTTTTAGGTTGTACAGATTCTTCTGCTTGTAATTATGATAATGCAGCTACTGTTGATGATGGTAATTGCTACTCTATGGCTTGTTCTGTTACGGGTGTTGATGTGACTAATTATGGTGCTTTTGCAGGAGATTCAACTGGTAATTCTATTACACAGCTTGGTAGTGGTATAGTTAACGCGGGTACTCCAATTGTTGGAGCAGAAAATACTTGTGGTTGTCAGTATTGTGAACCTTCTATAGTTACGCATGTGAGTGATGAGTACAACCCAACAAATGGTACTATTAGTTT